TTATTAATCATTGCTCTAAATTTAAACTTTTCAGGGTCTCCCCAGTAAGAGTCAGAAGCATAATTAATAGATTCTACTATTTTATTCATTTGCTCTATATATTCTGTAAAAATAACACAAGAGTAAACCAAGTTTACATAATCTGGTACTACTACTCCTTGATATTCCTTTACTATATTTCTGTTATTAAGTAAAGAGAACCTATCATATCTATTTTTACTAGAATATTTCTTTTCAAAAACTCCGAAATTATTAGGATTATTAGCATCCATCTTATTTCCTAAGCTTCTATTTTTTTCTATACTATCTCTTTTTACTATAATTAGAGGTAGTTGTATTTTTCCATGCCTGTCTCTTATAAAGCCGTTCTTTTGAACTGCTGCCCATCTTTCAGGAGAACCATATAATACAGGTACGTTCTTTTTTTTACTATTTTGCATAACAGAAGGTTTTATTACTTCTTTGAAATAGTAAAATATAGCTTCATCAATATCTCTTAACCCAACAGAGAACTTTTTAACATCATCATTCTTTACAGAACGTTGAAGTTCTCTCTTTTTTAAGTTATTCGCAGGAGCTACTGAACCGCTATAGTTTTCTACACCATAAGGTTTAATAGTCTTTCTTGATAACTCCTCTTGAGAAGGTGGATTAATATTTGTATCGGGCATACTTTAGTTTATTAATTATAAATAAGCAGTTCCTTCAAAATCAATACCTGTTGATTCTCTTTTTGTCATATGAGTATCACAGATGATAGAAATAGATGAACCAAACTTATTTCCGTATGATGTTAAATTGTAACTCTTATCTCTTCCTAGCATTAATTGATTTTCTCTTACAGTATCTACTATATAGTAATCTTCTTGCCAATTAATTATATCTCCTACTTCAGGAACTACACTTATATCTTCTAAATCAGGTCTTAAAAATGCAAAAGATGCTTCTCTCTGTAGGTCTGGTAAGGTAAAGTCATCAATACTTACTACTTGATCCCCTCTTGTTATTAAACAATTAAGTTTAGCTGGCACAAAATAGCTTTTTGTAAGTGCTTCTCCATATATATTAGCATCAGTCTCTTCTAAATTAAGTTTATAGAATAATATCTCTTGTTCTACAATATCTTTAAGTAGTTCTCTATTTACTTTTACTAATAATTCAAAATCTCTATTACTTCCAAATAACATTACTTCTCTTCTATAGTATTATCTGCTATTTCCATAGCACTTATAAATTCATACTTATTTAATGCATTAGTTTTAAAAGCTTCAAATGCTTCAGCTGATTCTTTCTGTGATATTAACTTTACTTTAAGTGTTTCTCTATTATCTCCATCACCTGAGGCTGTAGTTACTGTTGTTACACCTGGTAAAGCTCTTAATAGTTCAGCTAAGTCATTAGTATTTTCGCTACCATCATATATAACCTGTACCATACCTTCGTATGTTCTAAATTCTATTTGTTCTCTTAATATATCTAATAGCTTCATTATCCTATATATATCCCCATTGGTACTCCTTTTAGAGCATCTCCTAAGTATTGTGTCTGTTGTGCTTGTAATTCTAACTGGTTATTTAAAGAAGCTTGACTTAATAATTCTCTTAATTCAGTTATATATGATTCTTTTTCACTTCTAACATCAGATAGTAAGTCTGCTTGGTTTAAAGTAGCTTCTGATCCAGGTACTGGTACTGTTTGGTACTTACCTCTTACATAAGCAAGCATCTCTTTACAAATAGTAGCAGTATATTTAAAGATCCACTGTCTACCTGTAGAATTAATTTCAGCATATATAGGGTTTTCTGTAGGTACGTTAGATAAGTTGGTAATAGTACCGCTATTTGAAGTAGAACTACCGCCTCCACTTACTTTACTACCTGCCTCAGCTGATGCTGTTACATGTAATCCATCATCAACGTATCTTTTTTCTTCTCTTTTATAGTATTCGAAGTATAAACTACCTGTTTCTTTAGGTATAGGAAATAATTTAAGTTGATTATTAACTATTTCAAAGGAATAAGCAGATTTTCTTACTTGATCGTTTAATTCTATAGCCTGTATCTTAGCTAAATCGTAAGAAATAGGCATTAACATGAAATTAATACCAGGACTAAATGATCCAAAGTCGAAAGCATCCATTAATGACTGAATACCTGTACCTGTACCTGCATATGGGTCGAAAAACCTTTGGATTGCAGGAGGAGCTTCATAAAATACCTTTCTTATCTCTATTCCACCTACTATTCCTTGGTCAGATGCCCAAGCATTTAAGTTATAGTTCTGTTGATCTTTATTTACAGCTATAGATCCTGTATATTTTGTGGTAAAACCACCAACTCCGGCTTCCATACCGTATTGATGAGAAGTTCTTATAGTATTTTCTAAAGAAGGTTTAATTAAAAGCGTATTTATTGCTTCAGCACTTGATTGACCTTGCAAATTAGTAAACTGTTGTGCAGCTAATGCTTGATATACTTCATTACCGTAAGAAGTAACTGCTTCTTCAAATGCAGCAAAGAATGAACCAGAGCTTAACTCCACGTCCATCATAGGAAATCCTAGTTTCTTAGCACAGTACTCAGCTACCTTAGGTGCATCCTTCTGAAACTCTAAATCATCATCGTAGAAACCAAAGGGAGTTGATTCACCTGCTACAAAGTTTGCGTTTCCATCGTATATTGCTATATTAGCCATAGTTTATTATTTAGATACTAAAAAGTACTCAACTGTTGATGTTGTATCAACTGGGGTAGCTTTAATTTTAGTAATATTGTCGAATGAGGTTACATTTTGAAAACTACCAGTAAAGGAAGTAGTATTAATCATAAAGCTTCCTGAACCTGCTACTGCTATATTAAAGTTTTCAGTAGAAGAAGACACTTGTAATATTACTGAACCTGTAGAGTGATTAGTAAATCTAAAATACATTAAACTACTGCTAACAAATTGACCTGCTCCAGCAGTACCAGAGAAGTCTACTACATCAGAAAATGAACCTGATGTTATATCTAATACTCTTTCAGAGGCATTACTAGCAGATGGTAAAGCTACGTTAAAGCTTGTACCTCTTTCCTTTCCGTTCAATTTAACTCTCTCTTGGATAAAGTAATTTAAATTAGCCATCTTATATTTTTTATTATAAATAGTTAAAAAAAAAGAGGCCCGAAAGCCTCTCTTTAGTTATTCTTAACCTTTCTTTTTGAGAATATGGTATAAGACGAAGGCACCTACTAATCCAAGTAATCCTTCATTGCTCAATCCACCCAATATACCCATGATATTATCTACCACAGACACATTTGGCCAGAATGGGATGACTGCGCCCTTAAAGAGCACTTCTAGTACAACTCCCAGTGCAATTATACTTACACCGATTTCAGTTAATTGATTGGCCCAAGAGCCGATCTTCTTTAAAAAATCCATATTTAATTGGGTTTTTAGTTAGACATAGATAACTGTCCGACTTCTATAATAGAAAGGAATTCCATGATTATAAATAGGCAAAAAAAAAGAGGCCCGTTAGGACCTCTCTTTATCAAAAAATTCTAAAAGTTATATCTTATAAATCGTTAAGATCTGAGATAAATACTTTTCCGTAGAATTCTGGTCTGATCATCTTCTTAGCATATCGAGTCATTAAACCTTTTCTAGGAGTGAAGGTTTCAGGATCGTATACTAAAGGAGTCATCATCAATGGTACATATGGAGCATATACTGCACCAGTTTCAAGGAATTGTGAACCTCTATATCCCATTAATAGGATGTTTTCAGTCATATAAGGATTCTTATATACTCTGAATCTGTTAGCAAGGTTTCCAACTCTTTGTACACCAAAGTTGAAGTCCATTTGATCACCATCAGTATTAGCAGCATATCCTGGAATTGATTCTAGAATAGTTGCAACGTTTGGAGAACAAACGATGAAGTTCGCACCACCTCTAAGAGTTTTTTGGTGAATCTTGTTAGATACTTTTTGGATCTTAGTTCCTAATGTTTGGAACCATTCTCCTTGAGTATTGTAATAGATAGGACTTAAGTTAGCCCAAGCCGATCCATTCCATACTCTGTTTGATTTAACAGACCATCTCTCAGTAGTTACTGCGTCTTGAATAAGCATGTCAAGGATCTCTAGATCAATTTCCATTGAAATATATTCACTCAATAAAGAAGTTAACTCAGCCTCAGCGTCAATACTGTGGTATGCGTTAAGATCTTGAGCGAACTCAGGAGTCCATTGTGCTTTTAATTTTCTAGTTTTAGCAACAATTGCCTCACTAGCTAATTTTACATCTACGTTAGGGATTGTGATTGAAGAATCGACTGCAGCAGTTGAACTTGCTTCAAAATCACCTCTCGAGTTGTCAGCTGGTTGCTTGTAGTACATTACAGATCCTGTGATACCACCGTCTCCTGCAGCTGTTACATTTGATGCTGTAATAACAAATGTTACGTTGTTGCCAGATACAGTAGTTAATTCAGGGTGTGAAGTAACGTCTGTTGAACCAGAAAAGAATCTAAATGCTCTTACACCTTTTAAGTCAGCACTTAAACCAGATAATGATTTAGTAACTGTCTTGAATTGGTCAAGAACTAGATCGTCGTTGTAAGCGATAGATGCTGAAGTAGCGGATCCTGTGTCAGCTTGAAAAGCGACAGAAGCAGATTTCATTGAATATCCAAATTGACCTGCGCCGTAAAGACCACCAGAAACTTCCTCATCAACACTCATTTTGTTTGATGCTGAAGATACATTACCGTACATGTTAGTACCAGCTGTTCTACCTGAAAGGTTTGATCCATATTTAAAATCTAAATAGAATACTAGACCTGAAGGTAAATTCATTGGTTGTACAGAAACGAAGTCTTGAGCAACAATTTGAGCGAACACTTTTCTTACCAAAGGTAAGGCTACGCCTGCCCACTGCTCTCCTTCACCAGCAGTAAAACTACCGCCAGTTCCAGTTACGTTAGCCTCAGCAACGATTTGTTTAGCTTGGTTTTCAAGGATCATAGCCATGTTGTTCTTGACTCTGTTATCCTCGATACCTTCTAACAAACCGGAATCTTGCCATTTGTTGGCTAACTTTTGAGAGTCAGCTAGCATACTTTTGTAGTTGTTCGAGCTCTCTAATAGGTTGTTAATTTCCATGTTTTAAAAAAATTAAAGTTTCGTTAATAATAAATTTACTTAATAATACCGGCTAATTTTTGCATTCTTCTAACAGTATCAGAAACTTCGTTTATTACTTCTGGTTTAGAAGCTGTAGTTCCTGTTGCTTTAGAAGCCATGCCTAGTTTAGTTTTTGATTCTTTAATAGTGTTGTTAGCTTCTTTTTTACTAACTACACTGTCAGAAACAGTTTCATAAACTAATTTAACCTCTTTAACAGTTTCTGCTTTATCAAAAGCAGCTATAATGTTAACTTTTTGACTTTCTGAAAGGTCATTAGATTTAAAGATCTTGTTAACATATAAAAGTTTTGAATTTAGTATATTTACTTCATTCAATTCTTTTTTAAGAGTTTCGATAGTCTCTAATGCTTGAGATAACTCATCATTAGTTTCTTCTACCTCTTCGTTAACTTTTTCTTTTATAGTAGCTTCTTCCTTCTTCTCCTTAGGAGCTTCATTCTTCTCTTTCTTATCATGAGCTTTTTCATTTTTCTCATGATCTTTAGGAGCTTCATTAACTTCCGCAGTTGCTTCAAGTTCAGCTAATAGTTCATCTAAATCAATCTCTTCTTCGTCTTCGACCTCCATACCGTCAACTGGTTCATCGATAGCAGGCTCATCGCCTATACCTTCGATATCTCCAGCATCCATGTCTGCAGGTGCTTCTGCTCCGTCCCCAACTTCTTGAGCTATAATGTCTCTAATAAGGTCCTTAAACTGATCAACAGTTAAATTACTTACATCCTCATCACCTTCAGGAGCGTCATGGTCTTCAGCTTCGTCTTCAGATTCTTCTGAATCATCCTCAGCTTCGTTTGCTTCAGCATCTAATGCTTCGTCTTTGTCGTTGTAAGCTTCGTTATGCTCTTCGTCTTTAGGAGCTTCCTCGATAGTTTCATCTTCAGATATTTCTTCAGATTCTTCTATTGATTCGTCTTTTTTACCGTGCTTAGCTTCGTCTTTTTTGTCATGCGCTTCATCTTTTTTCTTGTCGTGCATTCCTTCTTCTACCTCTTCTTCGTTTACGTTTTCTGCCTCTTCGTTCTTGGAGTCATCCATTTCTTGAAGTTTAGCAGCTAACATATCTTTTAGATGAGGAGTTAAAGACTCTTCTAAAGCTTCCTTAGCGTTAGCAATAGCGGCTTCTCTTACAGACTTAGCTTCAGCAATAGCTTGCTTGAATAAATCTTTGTTTGCCATTTTAAAAAAATTGTTTGTGATTCTACGA